CGCTGGAAGAATCCCTGCGCACCGGCGACCTGTTCGCCGACATGCAGGTCAAGGCCGCACTGTCGGCCTACATGCAGAACAAGGCGCTGTACAGCCAGCTCAAAAACGATTCGCGTGACGCGACCGGAATCCTCGACAAGAACCTCGCCGAGCGGCGCGAGTCGTCATCGCAGAAATGGGCGGAAATGGCCCAGTCGATGGATGACGCCATGCGCAGCATCGGTGATGCGCTGCGCCCGGTGACGGACACCGTGGCCGAGTCGTTGACCAAGGTCACTAAAGGCATTACGTCGCTGACGGATAGCGCGCCCGGGGTGGTTGCCGGTATCGCCACGGTCGGGGCGGGGCTGATCGCCTTAAAAGGTATCTTCAGCACGATCAAGATCAGCAAGGGGCTGCTAAACCTTGCGCGTGGGTCGCGCGGTGGTCGGGGTGGGAGCGAAGCCCGCAATAAAAATTCCGGTGAGCTTGATTTGGTAGCGACTGGCCTGGATGTTGTTTCGCGGGTGAAGGAAGCGGCTACAGGCGGTGGCCTTGGTGCTGCAAATGATGCAGGTAACGACGGCGTCCAAAAGGTTTTCGTCGTCAATGCCGGCGCTATGGGTGGCGGTGTGGATGCGCCGGGCGAATCGCGCCGACGCGGACGTGGATCAAGCCGTAGCGCTCGGCGCCGGACGTTGCCGAGTTCGAGCGGTCCTCGCCCGTCTGTGCCTCGTCCGCCTGTATCGGTTACACGTCCATCTGTTCCGGTTCCGCGTCCCCCCGTTTCGGTCCCATCAGTCCCTTCCGTTCCAGGTGGGGCATTGTCCAAGCTCGGCGTCGTCGCAGGAGCCGTCGGTAAGGTCGGCAAGGCGGCCAAGGTTATTCCCGGCGGCACGCTGCTGGAGTCCGGCGCGATGGCTTTTGAAACCTTTCAAAACGCCAAGACCAAGGACGAAAAAGCCGAAGGTTACGGTTCGGCAGCGGGCAACCTAGCCGGCACCATGGCCGGTGCAGCAGCAGGCGCCGCCATCGGTTCGGTTGTGCCGATCATCGGCACCGCTATCGGCGGCATGATCGGTGCCTATCTGGGCAGTCAGGGCGGTGCGGCGCTGGGCGGGTCGTTGGGTAAGTCGCTGTTCGGCGGTGAGGATGAAAAGCCCGAGCAAACGGCAAAGGCGCCGGTGCCAACCACGCCGCTCATGATGGCGTCAGCGGCGCAGCAGCGCCCGGTGTTGGGGGATGTCGCGCGCTCGATGGCGGTGACGGCGCCGCTCAAGTCGGCGGCGCTGGCTATCCAGCCCAAGGAGGCGGAAAAGCCGGTGCCTGCGAAGGTGGATCAGCAGTTTCAGTATTCACTGAGCATGCCGGTGACCGTGCAGGGCGACGTCAAGGATCCGCAGACTTTGGCGCAGGACCTGATGCCGCACATGCAGCGAATGATGGCGGACGCGGCGAAGAGTAATGCCGCCAAGCTGTACGACGAACCCCATGTCTAAGGAGGTTTCATGGCTTACATGGAGCAAATGCAATCGAGCCTGAAATATCTGGTCGAGGCAGCGGAAACCGGACGGCGCAGTGCTGACGGCATGCTGACCCCGGTCAACGGTGCGATCCGCGAACTGACCGGCGCTGCGTCCGAGCTGGAGAACATCCCGTTTGTTGGTCCCGCCATCGGCGCCAAACTTCAGCGAGTGATGCGCGGCGTCGACGCGGCTCAGGCCAAGGTCGGTCAGGTGGTGGCGGTGTACGGCCGAGCCACCCGCGCGGCGGCAGAAGTGCAGGATCGGCTGGGTACTCTGAAGGAACAGGCGGGCAAGGCGGCCACGGCGATCAACAACGTCGCCGGTAAGGTCAGTCCGTCGCTGGCCAACATCGTGCCCACCAGTTCCTTTGCCGTGGAGGCCACGCCGGCGCCGGAGGCGGTCAAGCCGTTCCCGCATCTGATGATCATTCAGCCGCGCGATCCGAAGATTGAGCCGTATTACTTCAATCTAGATACGGCGGCGTTTGATGAGCTGAGCCGTTCGACCGAATTCCGCTGGGCTTCGCAGGAGCGGCTGACGCGCCGGCCGGCGAAGCAGGCTATCGGTATGGGCGATGAAAAGTTGACGCTCAAGGGCACGATCTATCCGGGCTTCAAAGGCGGTTTAAAGCAGCTCGACACCCTGCGTTCCATCGGGGCCAGGCTGCAACCGCTGACGTTGACCACGGGCTATGGCGAGGTGATCGGGACGTGGTGCCTGAAAAACATCAACGAGGAACAGTCCGCACTGCTGCACGGCGGGATTGCTCGCAAACAGGGGTTCACTTTGGAGTTTGAGCGCTATGGCGACGACATGCAGGACGTCTGACGGCGACATGCTCGATGTCATTTGCAACAACGTTTACGGCCATCTGAATGGCAGCGTCGAGGCCGTGCTCGATGCCAATCAGGGGCTGGCCGATGAGCCTCAGCCGTTCCGGTTGGGCGTGATCATCGTCCTGCCGGATCTGCCCAGCCCGACCAATGAAGGCGTCAGTTTGTGGGATTGACCCGGGACGATGCCTTCGTCGGCGCCGCGTCACGTTACGCGTAACGACGCCTTGTTTTTCTGGCCCGCCTTGCGCGGGTTTTTTATTGGAAAAAACCATGACCCCGATGTTTCGCATTGTCGCCGATGGGGCCGACGTCACGGCCAAGATCAATGATCGACTGTTGTTGCTGCGCACCTCTGACAAGCCGGGCATGGAGTCCGACGAGTTCGAGTTGCGTATCGACGACCGTGATGGGCAAGTGCAATTGCCACGGCGTGGCAGCTCAATCGAGATTTACCTGGGCTATGCGGAAACGAGCTTGGCGCGCATGGGCAGTTACACCGTGGACACGGTCGAGGTATCAGGCCCACCCGATACCATCGTGATCAAAGGCAAGGCCAGCGACATGCGTGGCAGTGGCAAGACCATCCGTAGCGGAAGCTGGGAAGACGTGCCGCTTTCGAAGATCGTGGCAGATGTGGCCGCTCGTAATGGCTGGACACCGGTGTGTCCAGTGTCGACCAAGGTCGCCCGCGTCGACCAGCTCAACGAGTCCGATTTTAATTTCATCACCCGCCTGGCCAAGCAGTACGACTGCACAGCCAAGGTCGCCGACGGCAAGCTGTTGGTGATGCCGCGCCAAGGTGGCCAGACGGCCAGCGGCAAGGCGTTCGGCGCTATCACGCTGACCCGCAGTGACCTTAGCCGCTGGCAATTCAGTCTCGGCGATCGCAATTCGCACAAGGCGGTGGCCACCAAACATCAGGACAAAAAGAACGGCAAACTTGCGGTGGTTACCATCGACAACGATGACGCTCCGGACGGTCTGCCGGCAGTGCATACCGACCGTCATATCTACCCAGACAAAGGCGCTGCTGAAGCGGCGGCCAAGGCACGTCTGTCGGCGTTTAATCGCTCGACCGCCGACGTGCGGCTGGAGATGCCCGGCCGCACCGACATCTTTGCCGAGCGTCCCATCATCGCTCAGGGTTTCAAGGTCGGGCTTGATGGTGAATACCTGGCGGATTCGGTCGAGCAGGTGTTCACCCAGTCCGGCTGGTCGACCACGGTCGAATGCAATGCCGGCAAAGCCGGTAAATCCAAGGGCAAGAAAAAGAAGGGGCCAAAACCACCCCTCAAGGTAGTGAACATCGAGAAGCAATAGCCGCATCCCATCGCCGCCTAAGAGCGGTTTTTTTATGTCTGGAGTTTGTATGTCCATCACTGAACAACAGCTGCAAAGCATCATGCCCAACGCCCGCCGACAAGCGGGCGTTTTTGTATCCGCCCTCAACGCAGCCATGGCCCACCGGCAGATCAACACGCCGAAACGGCAAGCCGCGTTTCTGGCGCAAGTCGGTCACGAGTCGGGTCAGCTGCAGTATGTACGGGAACTGGGCGGCGAGCAGTACCTGAGCAAATACGACACCGGCAACCTGGCTGCGAAACTGGGCAACACCCCGGCAGCGGATGGTGATGGCCAGCGCTATCGCGGTCGCGGTCTGATCCAGGTCACCGGTCACGACAATTATCTACGCTGCAGCTTGGCGCTGTTCGGCGACGAGCGATTGCTGCGCACCCCTGAGCTACTGGAGCTGCCGCAGTGGGCCGCTGAATCGGCCGCGTGGTTCTGGTCCGTGAATGGGCTGAACGCACTGGCAGATCAAAGCGAGTTCAACACGATCACCCGCAGGATCAACGGTGGCCTCAACGGCCTACAGGATCGGCTGGAGTTGTGGGGGCGGGCGAGGGCGGTGCTATGCGTCTCGGCGAACTGATCCCGACGCCGTATCGACTGGTGGCCAAAGGTGTGCTGCTGGCCGTTTTAGCCGGTGCTTCCGCCGCCATCGCCTGGCAATTACAGGATTGGCGCTACGGCAAACAGCTCGCAGAGCAGGCCCGACTCCACACCGAAACGCTCAATCAGATAACCCTTGCTTCGGCCGCTCAGCAGCGTGCCGAACAGGATAAACGCCTCGCGCTCGAGCAGCGCCTGGCCACCAGTGAACAAACCCATTACCGAGCTTTGAGCGATGCCCAACGTGATCAAGGTCGCCTGCGCGACCGTCTTGCCACTGCTGATCTGCGCCTGTCAGTCCTACTCGACGCCACCGCCGGCGCCGGCAATGGATCGCTGTCAGCCACCACCGCCACCGGCGGCGTGGTTCATGGCCCCACAAGAGCCGAACTTGACCCAGCGCATGCTCAACGAATTATCGGCGTCACCGATGACGGCGACCGGGGGCTGATTGCCCTCGCGGCCTGTCAGGCATACGCCAAAGAAGTTTCAACACCGAAGTAAAAAGAGCGGCCGGTCCAGATGCGTCAACATCCGGATCGACCGCCGTCCCTGCAGATGGTCCCTGCAAGTCCAGCCAAGGCTCTTGCTCCGTGCACAAAGCGCGGCGAGCCTAGCACCTGTTTATCCATACAGTAAAGGTCTTGCTTTTTATGTCTACACCCATCATCCCTTGGATGGGCGGCAAACGCCGCCTGGCCGACCGCCTCATTCCGCTTTTTCCGCCACACGAATGCTACGTTGAAGTCTTTGCCGGCGGTGCCGCGCTCTACTTCATGAAGCCCCAGCCATCGCCGGTCGAAGTCCTCAATGACATCAACGGCGACCTGGTCACGCTTTACCGCGTCGTGCAGAACCACCTCGAAGAATTTGTGCGCCAATTCAAATGGGCGCTCAGCTCGCGGCAGATGTTCGAATGGCAGAAGATGACCCGCCCCGAAACCCTTACCGACATCCAGCGCGCCGCCCGCTTCTTCTACTTGCAGCACCATGCCTTCGCCGGCAAGGTCTCGGGGCAGACATTCGGTACCGCTACTACTGGACCGGCCATCAACCTGCTGCGCATTGAGGAAAACCTCTCGGCCGCGTGGCAGCGCCTGTCCGGAACCTACGTCGAAAACCTCCCCTGGCTTGAATGCGCTGAACGTTACGACCGCGCCCATACTTTCCATTACATGGATCCGCCTTACTGGCAGACCGCCGGCTATGGCGTGGACTTTCCGTTCGAGAACTACGAGCGGATGGCCGACTTCATGCGCCGCTGTAAAGGCAAGGTGATGGTCAGCATCAACGACCATCCGGATATCCGCCGCGTGTTTGCAGGCTTCCATTTCGAGACTCTGGACATCCGCTACACTACTACTAATCAGCGTCAGGGGAAGGCCGACGTAAGTGGCGAGTTGGTGATCATGAACTGGGAGCCGGCAATGCTGGGCGGCCTGTTCTAGCCCCAGAGCTGCCCGCCTGCATACAAAGTAAGAATAAGAGTAATAAGGTTGATGGTTTTGATGTACGCAACAATCAGCAGTGCATTTATCATTTTAAATACTCGCAGAGGTACGCGCCGTTGTTGTGGCGGTGCTTGAGGGATGGAGTTCTCTGTAACTGTTGCTAACAGTACGGCTAGATAAATAACTGCGTCAACATGTGATGGTGCTGCTTTCCAAAAAAAGTAGCTCAAACCTCATGTGTTGAGCGGGTGCTGATAGTGTTGTGTTGTCTGTGGCCCTTGTATATCAAGGCTTTCTGGCTGTCTTGGTTCGGCAGTGAAGGGGCCAGGCTAGTGGGAGATTTTATCAAATCCTATTATTGGAATTGAGTTTGGAAAAGCCATCATGAAATTGGTAGTTAAATCCGATGTTAGGAATTGAGATTGAAATAGCTATCGTGAAATCGGTAGTTAAATCCCATGTTGGGAATTGAGATTGAAATAGCTATCGTGAAATCGGTAGTTAAATACGATGTTGGGAATTGAGATTGGAAAAGCTATCGTGAATTCGGTAGTTAAATCCGACGTTGGGAATTGAGGTCGGAGGCTAACGTGGACGCCGTAGTAAAATTCGACGTTGGTAATTGTGCCTGGAAAGCTATCGTGAAAGTGAAAGTTAAATTCAGCGTTGGGAACCGGCGCTCCACATAGCAATTCGAAATCTGGGAAGGGTATCGGATGTTGGATCGCTATCAGAAAACGTTTGAACGTGCGGCTGTCCGTCCATGATCGGCCCGTCTGTCCGATATCTCCTACAAGAATTGACCTCAAGGCATTCAGAAAGTTAACTGTATATTCGTACAGTATTGGAAGTCGTGCGTCATGAATTACTCAGTTCTCGGTCCCATCAGTGAGGGCGGCTCGAAGGTGCCGGCTGTGTCTTTTCCGCGTTCCGGCAGGCTTTCCGTCGCCGGCAGCAGATCACATCGAAGCGCAGATCTCGTTGGATGAAGTACTGAACATCCGTGCGCCTCACGTCTACCTGGTATCGCTCACTGGCGAAAGCATGCAGGGCGCCGGGATCTATGAGGGAGACCTGGCCATTGTCGATCGATCAATCGAGCCCGCTCACGGCCACATCGTCATCGCGCTCTTGAACAATGAACCCGTCTGCAAGCGCCTGTGCCTTCGCGGTCGAGAAGTCATCCTGATGTCAGAAAACCCCAAGTATCCGCCACGGTACGTCCTTGAAGGTGACGAACTGGCGATCTGGGGTGTGATCACCAGCAGCGTGCGCAGTCATGTCTAAGGCGCTGCCGGTATTCGGCCTGATCGATTGCAACAGCTTCTACGCTAGCTGTGAACGTGTATTCCGACCAGACCTGGCCAAAGTGCCAATCGTGGTGCTGTCGAACAACGACGGCTGCGTTATCGCCCGAAGCTACGACGCCAAGCCCTACGTGAAAATGGGCGAGCCGTATTTCCAGATCAAGCACAAGCTCAAGCAGCACGGCATCATACCGTTCTCATCGAACTACGCGCTGTACGGTGACATGAGTGAGCGCGTAATGACGCTGATCGAGTCCATGGTGCCCTCAGTCGAGGTCTACAGCATCGACGAAGCCTTCGTCGACCTCACTGGCATCACCGATTTTGACGGTCTCGGCCGACAGATTCGGAGTCAGGTGCTGAGGTGCGCTGGCATTCCAGTCGGCGTTGGTATCGCCCAGACCAAGACCCTGGCCAAGCTTGCCAACCATACGGCGAAACGCCTGCAGGCGCAGACAGGTGGGGTCGTCAATATTTGCGACCCAACTAAGCGTGACTGGGTGCTGCGTAACACCGACGTTTCAGAGGTGTGGGGTGTAGGGCGTCGCATGAAAGCGCACTTGGATACCATGGGCATTAAAAGTGCGATGGACCTGGCCAAAGCCGACCCTTGGACACTGCGCAAAAACTTCAGTGTGGTGATCGAAAAGACAGCGCGCGAACTGGCCGGCACTCCCTGTCTGGAGCTAGAGGAGCCCGATCCGCCGAAACAGGAGATCTGCTGCAGTCGAATGTTCGGTACCCGGCTGACGGAACTGGCACAGATCAAGGAGGCGGTGGCCACGTACATGATGCGCGCCTCAGAAAAGCTCAGGGCGCAAAAGTCGTTGTGCAAGAAAGTGCGCGTGAGCATCCGTACCGGGATGTTCAATCCTGAGGAGGCGAAGTACGCCAATGGTGTCGTGATCGATATGCCTTACCCCACGGATGATGTCCGGCTACTGACCAAGGCCGCAGTTGATGTGCTGGATAGGGTATATCGCCCTAGTTTCAAGTACAGCAAGGCAGAGGTATTGCTGATGAACCTGTGTCAGCCGGGCGAATACACGGACGACCTGTTTGCGGCTTCTCAACCGACCGAATCTACCAAGGTCATGGCCGTACTGGATCAGATTAACGAGCGGTGGGGAAGGGGGACGCTGCGAGCGGCGAGCGTCCCTAGAAGCCCAGAGTGGGCCATGCGGCGTGAATTTATGAGTCAGAGCTACACTACGCGCTTGGATCAATTGTGGACAATCAACTGTAGGTAGTAAGTCGTCCGCTATCGGCCAGAAGCAGGCTATCAGAAGTGACTTAAAACCCGGAGCGATTCACAACGCATGAGTAATCTCCATGCCTATAGAAAACAAAATCAATTGCCCGGAACTACACAAGCGCAGCTGCAGCCATCCGTTCGGCGATCGAGTACCGCCCAAGATCCGGATGCTGAAGACCGTCACCGCCGCCCCTATACCTGGCATCGGGCTCGCTTACATCAAGGACAATGCGCCGGAGGCTAAGGCAGGTCGAACCATCCTGTGTGGAAAAATAGCCACGGCGCCGTCACAGTGGTAATGGAGGACGGTATCAGCCTTGGACTGCGCCCAGCAAAGTTCGAGGTCAATAGCTGGCACCACCTTGCAGATGAGCAAGCTCCACCACACCCCGAGCCAATGGCCTGGGTGGTTGGTACTGCCTTCTGGTGGACCTAAGAAGGGGCTGATCCAGCGGTGCGCTTTGATCCAAAGATGAGACAGCAAAACGGCTCGGTGACAGTTCTCAGGATTCGTACTTTGGCCGAGAAAATATTGATAATTTCATGAAATGCAGGAAAGATGCTGCTGCAAACACAGCTCGAATACGATTCTGAATTAGTCCTCCGCCTAACCACACCCTCCAAGTTAAAATTTACGTTAGACATGTAAATATTTACGATATTCATGCTTCGGGGTCCGCACCCGCTGATTCCTTCAGCTGATCAACCATTTTTTTATTACTCCCATACGCCTCTGCGTCAAAAATTCTAACGTGATGCTTAGATAGAAGTAAAGTCGGGTCAATATTATCAAATAAACCATGCTGATAAACAAATCGCTTGAAATTCTCACCTCTTTCCGTCAAGCAATTATAAAAAATCAAAACCAACTCGTAGTCCGAGAGCAACGATCGTAGGATTCGGCCAAACTCCTTCGCGTCATCGTGCCCGCATCTTTCAATGTACCGAAACACAGAATACAAACTTCGATAATAAAGTCCCAAATCAGATTTATGCACCTCAAATAGGCACCCATAAGATAACGCATAGGGGTCTCGCAACTTTTGATTTTTGCCTATATCCTTATACATGCTTTGTAAATTCTCATGCCACTCGCGAAAGCAATCCCGACCGCGCGCAATTACTTCGTTGTCTTCTCGGCTTTGTAGATCTAGCCCGCGAACGACTTCTTGCTGCTGGGAGAGCATATTATAAAATTGTGACTCCACCTGCTGAGACGCAATTTGCTTTCTAGTTTCTGATAAGTCCTTTCTTTGAAACATTAAAGTTATTAATACGCCAGAAAAAGCCAAGCCGGAAAACAGTGTATTCAGAGTGCCGAAGCTATCCCCAAATACACCTTCTCTTGCTTTATCAAATAAATTCAAAAAAGAAACATCCCACAACAGCATTACTAGATAGGACCCATACAGCAAAAAAACAAAACTGAGAACCGCGGCCACGCGACAGTAACTTGCAAGTCTCTCACCAAGTTTTCGAGACCAAAAAACCAACGCAACAATCAGTACGATATAAAGCAAAATCGCCACAAAATAAAAATAATTTGGCTGCGAACTAAAAGATTCCAATAAGAAATTAACGCCTTGCAGGTCTGTCATTGGTGAGCACATGACATTTACGCAGCTTGAGCTACTCACATTCAAAACAAAAGAACTCATTTCCCCACAGCCTCATATTTTCCGAACAAAATCAATGTTTTCCATCACCAGGCTGGTCGACAACTGCATTGCTTTTAGCAGTTCAGTTCTATCATTTTTCTAGAGCGAGACCGAAATAAAATATCACAATAGACAATGGTTTTATTTAGTCCACCAGCTGGCCAACTCCATGCGAATAACAGTATCGAAACAGTAGGTCTCTGATGTTTATTCTGCTCCTATTTAACTCGAGCACTCATTTTGGCTAGCTGCAGATACTCTGCCGCGTACTCGTTGCTGCTAAAATCAATAGTATTGACTGCATGGTTTTCGTTCAAAAGCGACTCTAAATCATGCATAACGCTAAGTAAGACGTCGCTACCTTCATTATTAACCGGGACATGAACCACCTTCAGCTTAGCTGAGCGTACAGCAGCTTTATTTTTTTCGATAGTCTTGTTCAGAGTTTCAATTTTCGCATCTTTTCGAGCAAGCTCGCTAAGATACCTACGACGCACTAGCCACTCTCGCCCCACGACAATTAGTACAGTCATTATAACTACGATTAAAACATTATATCCGACGGCTAGATCTTGCTCGTTTGAAAAAAGATACCAAACACCCCCGGTGTATAATAATAAAGTTGCAGAAGCATAGGTGACGAGGGCTGGCTTAATCATTTTTCCTTAGGCCCTTAATGGAAATTCCATGACCTCCAGCAATATTAACCAACATATTTCCGGATCCCTTTAAGATCCTAATGATGGGGTGGGTCATGTCGTCCACAATAGAATCATCTGGACACATGAATTCGCTGCTGAATACAACTTGAAATTCATTTTTTTCCACGTCATCTAACACGGCCTTCAGCGCAACCCTACTTTTATTGAACGAGTTAATGGCGCCCAGCAACTTCAACCGATCCTGCTTTTTAGAGGTGGGGAAGCTAAAAAGAGCTTCAAGCTTATTAACAGTAAACTGAGGGGATTGAATTTGGGAACAATGAAAAGTAACACCTCCATACTTGAAGTCAAATGACACCAAATCGCCAGTTCCAGGGTTTGAGGCATTAATTTTTTTGATCTCAGGTGATACCTCCTCAATTCCTAGGAGTCTTTCGATTGAACTTCTAATTACCGTACTCATTGACACTCCAAAGCAAAACGATCAGACCCATAGGTATGCGACCTACGGACACCTAGCGCACTATACTTGGCTACATTCGTTTTGCCCATTCCGAGCTACAGGCTACCAAACACATTGGGTAGTGAATCATGTTAGACAGCCCATTCCCATTCCTTTCAGCACCCGAAAATAGATGCGTTTTAGCTCCCACTCTTTCCCTTCAGCTTGGCCAGTCCTTGCTTGATGTATCCGGCGTTTTCGCCAATCGCCCACAAGGCCCCGCGAACGTTGTCTCCGACTTCGGTGAAACCTTGCTGTTCAACATGAAGCGTCAGCTCCATCAGGGCTGCTTCCAGACCGAGCTGATTCTGGTAGATCCTTTCCAGCACATCCGATAACGAATACTCGTCAGCCATAGCATCGACTCCTTTCGAAAAAGGAAAGCATAGTACCGGTAGTGCCCTTTGTGGGCGGTAGTTGCTGGATGCTTAGAAATTGCTACAAAGCATTGTGTCTTTGAGGACATAGCCAGGCTGGCCGGGGTGCAGACGAGGGACTACGCCCAATCCATCATCGGGGCGACGGAGAAGCGGCGGGTGAGTGGGGCGGGTTGTAGAGGCTGCATACGAGCTGACAATGGGCCTTTTTTCGGCTGGACTGAAGTCAATATGGGGCGAACGCGGCTGTAGGCCAAGCGGATTGACCACGACTGAGCTCATCAGCCCATAGTTCGCACCGTGATAGCTAGCCCTCATGAATGGAGAGCTTGATCTGCTGTAGTCACTTGCGGGATAGCTTGTGGTGAGCGTGATTTCGTCGGTCCCACACCCTTTATCTAAAAGATGTGGGAAAATTTCCGGAAGGAAAAATTGATGAAGCTAGTCTAATGAAACGGTTTTGCCTGATTGTGGTGTTTCTTTAAGGAAGCTATGTTTAATTGGAAAGTGCTTATTAATTTTGATGTAGGTATAGCTATCAAATCGCTCTAAGCTTTCATGAATCTGAAATTCGTTGGTAGATACATTCAACTCTGTGGCGCAAAGTTTTTTCTGGTATGGGTCTGACGTGATATGAACTGAAACTCCAGAATCAATTGGTAGGTTCATATTGTAATCAAAATCACGCTCACTGATATATCCTAAGCTCGCGCTCAAGTCATTTACGAAACTGTGAAAAAGCCCGAACGACTTGTCGGCATAATTGAAAGCGTCACGCTTTAGAATGAAGGTAAACTTGGACTCGGATTTAATTGCTGGGTCATCAGGCAAATATACTTTCAGATCTACGCCTTGACTGGATCTCACAACCCAAGCATCACGTGCTACGAGTCCGTAGTGCTGATCTAGATCTCGATACTGCTTAATTTCGAAGCCGGATTGTTCCCAATACAAAATGATGAGGTCAAGAGTTTTCTTGGGGATTTTGTTCTTTCTTTTCCATTCAGTAATACCATTCATGCTCTGAGGTATTGATAGGCCAAGTTTCTTTCCCAGAATATTTAATATTGAGTTCTGTGCCAGTCGAATGCTGAGCAAGTATGCAGAGTAACTTGCAAACAGGTCAAACATGCTTGGCGAGCGAAAAAGAATTTCTGGTTGAGGCCATCTATACTTATCATCAAATAGTGTATATTGATTTAGGCATTCTTTTTTTAGTAAGTGTATGCGCTCTAATGCATACACGATAGAAGACAGTGCATGCGCCATGTTGATATGGCTAAGGTCAGACCAATTTTTTTCTGTCTCGTGCCACTCTGCATAGTTTCTAAATAGGCCAGCTCGATTAACTAAATCCAATCTAAAACTCATGTGAAACTCCAGTGCTTTACAATCCTTCGAAGGTGGTCGTGGTAAACCGCGTATTGGTCTTTAATGCCAAGTCTTAATTATTGGCTTATTAAAGCATCTGTGCTGCCCATCACCGATGGTCTTTGCTTGACGCGGCTATAAAAATCGGCCGAGTCAGCGGCCTCATCATCATAATTTGGTTCAGTGGGAGTATCAATTGATCTTAGAAGAAGAAATGAGATAAAAGTACATTTTCTAGCACATTTTACTGCTTATATTGTATCCATACCCAATGAATGCAGTGCTATTTGTGTTTTATTAAATTCCTGTTTTTGGCACCTGCAATGATGCTGTGATCATAGAGGTCCGGCACTCTGGTGCTCCTCGGGATGCATATACGCAGACAGCGCATGCCAGTGCTTATAAATTGCTTGGTGCGCGTTTAGGCCAACTGCTTTGCCGATCGCGGTTATCATACTCGCCATATCTAGCTTCGTTCCGTAATGGCAGTATTTCCGGACCAGTTCATCGCGGGCAACGTGTAAAAGCCAGAGATTTCGAATCGTTGACTCTATCAGCGGCGTCAGAAGAGCGAGGGCCGTAACCGGGGGCGGAGGATTTCGAGCGAGTAACACTAGAGCGGTATTGTGATTTTGCTTCAGACCTGCCTTCATTCGACGTCCGTGGAGATTTTTGCGATCTCAGTATCCTTTTGGATTGCTTGATCAAGCTCCACAGGTGCTCTACGAAGAGTAGAAGTTAGGGCAGTTTAAGGGTATTTATGAGGCCGATACAGGCGTGCATGCCACTTGAGTAGGAATCACTTCTTTGTATGGCTGTATTTGGCGGCCTGGTAGGATGCCTGAAATTTTAAATCCCAATCCCGATATTCAGTAGTATCAATAGATCGAATAGACAGGTAGGCAATCCGAAACTAATGCCTTTGATGTAAATGTTAATTGGAGCGACGCTCGAATATTGGTCGGAACCGCTCCCCTATATAGTCGTTAAGTTTGGTGTACAAGCCGGTGATAAGGGCATTTATTATATGCGGGGATTGGTTGTCAGTTGCGTAGGCTGCTTGAGAGATCTCATTTCTTAGTCGACCAAGTAAAAAAATGAATTCTTTTTCAAACTTCCGAATGTCTGCGTCAAAGAGAAAATAACGAGAGCATCTTCGGATAAGAAGGTTGAAGGTCGACTCCAGCAGGTCACATTTTGTATTGCTCGACGCTTCAAAGGCGTTGGCTGACTTTGCTTCATGGTTGGATGATTCGATTAAATAGTTATGGCTTGATTCGGAGATGTCTTTCAATAGGTCCTGAATCATGGTTGCTTGATGATGTGCTTCATTTCGCGTGCTGGAAGCATTTGCGGACATTATTGTTACGGCGATCGCTATTAAAGCAACAATTAGCGCAAGATCCATGCTTATTTCTTCCGATTTTTTTCTAAGTGATCGCCAGCTTCAATGATGTACTTCTTGATGTTATTTTTTACGCTTTCATATTTATAAATAACATGAACTCTGTTTAGTAGGTTAGAAGTATCTATATATCCTGATCTAATTAATCCGCCAAATAATTCCTCGAGAAAAGACGGAGTGGTTCCCAAGGTTTTAGTGAAGTCAATTTTAACAGTTGAGTATTCGTCAAGTGCGGGGATGACGTGATTGTCCCTATAGTCCGCGCCATTTTTAGGGCCGTCGAGATGATTTCGACCAATTGGTAGATCTGTATATTCTGACACATCAAGTGTTGTTTCAGTCTTCATCTGCGTTGCCGTGATCTTCAGTTAGTGCTATGTTCCATTGGATTAATGTCCCGGGGTAACTTGATTCTAAGTTGCTAAATTCTTCTCGGTTGTCTTTGGACTTGTATTTGTATACGCCTTTTCCTGAGATAATGCAAAGCTCACCGTTAGGATTGATTTCTACAAATCTTTTCATTGTAGGGAGCCCGTTTCCCCGACCCTGCTGTTTGTATCGTGATGTTCCATAAGCGAGAGCGGTTTGAATGTCACGGCTATCAGAGTTCATGCCTTTTAGAGTATGAAGTATATCGCTATGCAGAAACTTATACCAAGGTCTTCTGCGGGTACTAAATGGAATTCCTACACCGACATCGTACACTGCCATAAACAACTGGCCATCAATATGTGTTTGAGCAATCCACCATTTCTGAATTTTTGAAGGGTTAATTAGCGTAGGGTGGCTTTTTTGCAGGTCTTCAGCGTAGGCGTGTTGCCACACGTTAGTGAAAGACTCAGATATTGCTGCAAATGAAGCATTATCCGTGTCTTCTGGTGAGTCAGGCATTTCATAGCTGGATATAGCATTTTTTGCGTAGTTTATCGCATCTCGTAAGGGCTGTTTTTCATCAATTTGGTTCTGGGCAGATGAGACTGAGCAGATTCTAATTGCGCCCTCGACAGGTCGGTATTTTTCACCCAGTAGAGCCCATAAGCCGAGTTCTGAAAGCTTTGCATCGATGGTCGGGTCTGCAGGCTTTTTCCAGATGAGACGTGAGTTTCTATTGTTTTCTAATAAAATCTCTAAGTGTGCAAAAAGTACTAGTACCGCAGAGATTTTTATTTTTGAGAGATTAGAAAAATCCAACGTTAGCTTTGAGGTTAAGGGGATTTCTCTAAGTTGTCTCAAGAGTATATATAATTTTTCTCTGGTATTTGAGCTAAATACACTGAGCGTGTTTGGTAAAGTAATTGTATGTCGGCCCAGCACAGATGGTGTGCTGTAAGGGTTGTATTTGTAAGGTGGTCGGGTTAAACAATATGCTGCACGTCGGCGAGAAATCCTTTCTCTATTTAGATCAGACGCCTTTCTTTTCTTCACTGGTACGCTCCCCTATGTGTTAGCAGCCTACACCGTAATGATTGGTTCTCGCTCATCTCGGAGGAGGTCAATACCTTTGCATCTCTCCCGTTCACTAGAATTTATTCGCGACGATTGGACAAGAGCTGGGAGACTGGATTCGTACGACTAGGCTCGTACCAATTTCCGTACCAATGCGTGATTTCGTGAGGTTGTTACGAGATCGTTGAGAAACGAAAATCCCCGGTTGAATTGCCTCGGAGCACCCATCAGAAGCTATCTGACATCGCGGTGTAATTCTGTTCCAGGGACATGAAACTACCTGTGGGGATTTTCGCAAAGGGCAAGGGTACGGTGGCGGACACAACCCTGCAAGTTCGGTGTGACGGCTTTATTCGTCGCGGCCTTCCATCATCGTCCGTTTCAGCATCACATAAACCGCGCCAGCGCCGCCGTGGCGGGCCTGGCAGGAGCAGAAACCGAGCACTTGCGCATGCTGGCGCAGCCAGGTGTTGACATGACTTTTGATCATCGGCCGCTTGCCATCCAGGCGCACAGCCTTGCCATGAGTCACGCGTACGCAGCGGATTTCGAATTTGGTTGCTTCGGCGAGAAATGCCCAAAGCGTCTCCCGGGCCTTTTCCACGCTCATGCCGTGCAGGTCGAGGCTGCCTTCGAACGGGATCTGCCCGACCTTGAGCTTGCGCATCTGGCTTTCCTGCACGCCATCGCGGGACCACATCAGCTCGTCTTCCGGGCCTACGTCGATCACGAACTGGTCGGACAAGCCGTCAATGATAGTGGTGTCGCTGCGCACGGTGGCGGACTGACGCAGCTTGGCGATCTGCGCGCGGTCAGCCTTGGGTTTGCCGGTGTCGGCGCGGTCGTGCTTGATCGGCTTGACGCCCTGGATCGCACTTTTGAACAGAGAAAAATCGTTGTCTTGCATGTCAGCCTCCGCGAAGGGCGGCCAGTTTACCCAAGTCGACAGAAAACGGCCCGGCAAAAAGCCAGGCCGTTGGGTCAGTCGTGTTTTTTCATCAGATGCGGGGACATGTTCAGTTCCC